ATAGGGCGTGTCCTGCATGGTGTAGAGGTAGGCAATCTTATGGACTTTAAGCAAGCTGCATACACCAAGGGTGTAGCCAATTGGCAGCAAGCCTTTGCCATCATCTATGTTAACAAAGCCAAGGTGCAGGTAGATCTTATTAACATTGAGAAGGATGGCACATTCATTGTGGCCGGAAAGTCCTACGGCAGACCTAGATAATCGTTATCATTTCGTTATCTAAATGTGCTTGATTAGTTAGGCAGTTATGTCACACTAAGTCTGTAAGGGAAACTCCCGAGCAGATAGGGCTAACATGAGTAATCTAGATAAGCTGTTTATTATCAGCATTATTGGCATATTTATAGGCTTTGCTATTGTCATCTTTGATGTACAGCGCACAGCTTATGACAAGGGCGTACGCGATGGGTATCACCGAGGTCGTAGCATCAAGGGGCAGGAATGAAAGCGAATGAAATCCTGCTCACAGCCACAGACACGATCTCTGAGCGTGGCTTATCATATGGTCACCCTTCGGATAACCTGCAACACACAGCAATGCTCCTCTCAGCATACCTACAAACACCAATACACGACTATCAGGTGGCAGGGATCATGGTCTTGGTTAAACTTGCAAGGACTAATCAATCCGCACAGCACATCGACAACTGGGTGGATCTCTGCTCATACGGAGCCCTTGGCGGCCAATTAGCAAGTGAGGAGAATGACCTTTATGTTTAATTTAGCAGACTATGAGCCAGTGGAGGTTCGACTTGAAAAGTTTATTAAGGACTATCCATCATTCCGCATTGCAACAGAGCTTGAAGTGGTCGAGGCAACTCGATACATTGTTAAGGCTTATCTATTTAAGGATGCTAGCGATAGCGTTGCATGGGCAACAGGGTACGCTGAGGAAACAGTTACTACACGCGGGGTTAATCAGACTTCAGCATTGGAGAATTGCGAGACTTCGGCGATCGGCAGAGCACTTGCAAATGCAGGTTATGCGCCTAAAGGAAAGAGACCAAGCCGCGAGGAAATGAGCAAGGTAGTAGCTGCTAAGCCAGTTAAGCCACCTGTTCAAGAGGTCAAGGCAGAAGATCAGGATTACTGGACTACTCCAGTGGGTCAGTACAATAAGGTAGTTGATGCACCGGTAACGCTAGAGAAGGCTATGGAGAATGTAGCTGCAATCATAGGCACAGCAGAAGCTCAGGAGTCACCAAGCTGTAAACATGGGGCAATGCGTTGGCGTGAAGGTGAGAAGAACGGCAAGGCGTGGGGTGGCTACCAGTGCGCTCACATGAACGCAGGTGGCGTTAAGTCGGATTGTCCACCTGTCTGGTACACACTTAACTCAGAAGGCAAGTGGCAACCTCAGAAGGTGTGGGCATAACATGGGCTTTGTAGAATACTTTGATGAGACCACAGGCGTATGGACTAACTTAGAAGATGTACCACTATTTGACACTATTAACTGTCAGCTATGCAACGAGCCTACAGAGGCGCATGACATTGTAGCCGAGATTAAGTTTAAGGATGACCAGCCAATTGTAGGGGCATGGCAATGTCGTAAGTGCAAAGCAGTCAATGGCTAGTCAAGCAAGGAAACACAGAGGCTTCCGAACAGAACGCGTAGTTGCACAGTACCTTTCGACTGTGTGGCCTCATGCGAATGTTGGGAGAGGTAGTGGCAAAGATATTGTGGGCGTCCCGTTCGACGCCGAGGTCAAAGCAAGGGCTGGTTTCCAACCTCTTGCTTACCTAAAACAATTGAAAGCTCGTACATCCGTTTCGGGGGAACTCGGATTCGGAGTCATTAGACTCAACGGACAAGGTGAAGATGCGCGTGAGTATGCCGCGATCATCCGTCTAGAGGATCTCTTGCCACTACTTATACTTAAATATGGTCATCTTAATAGCGAACCCACAGAGGCAGACATTGACCGCTGCACAAGCTGTGGGTCTTACATGATACAGAGGTGCTTAACATGCCAGCCTATGACTACAAATGCTCACGATGCGATCTTAGTCAAGAGATCTATCACGGATGGCACAGTCGACCAGTAATACTTTGCACTTACTGTAATGAGCCAATGACCAAAGTAATCGCGGCTGCACCAGCACACTTCAAGGGCAAGGGCTTCTATTCAACAGATAAATAGTTATCCACAGAAGTTATCCACAGGGTAACTATAAGGAGATATTATGAAAGCGACACGCAGTCTGACCAGCACTTATATAAATGAACCAATGTCATCTGGTACGCTAACACAGCAGAGCCTTTCAAAGGATCACCGCGAGCCCCTTAGGGGCGTAGCTCGCGGGGTGCTAGTAGCTATTGGGATAGCTCTATGCATTATGCCTAATGCAGGTAGTGCGATACCAATGCAACCAGAACTAACACCAAGAGAATATGCATCTATATTAGTAGATGATAAGAAACAGATGAAATGCCTAGGACTACTCTGGGGTAAGGAAAGCGCATGGAATTGGAAAGCCCAATCAGGTAGTCATTATGGAATACCACAAGGCAGATCTATATATTTAAAGACTGCAACAATAGAGCAACAGATTATGTGGGGCTTGAAGTACATACACAACAGATACGACTATGATACATGCAAAGCGTGGCAGCATTGGAAGGATCACAATTGGCACTAGACAAGCTCAACTCAAGGCGCTATAGAGAACAGCGCGAACGAGTGTTTAACCGCGATGGTAGACAGTGCATGATCTGTGGCACAGACGAGGGTGAAATGCATATTGATCATATAATCCCGCGAAAGGTCGGAGGCACACATGACCTTGACAACTTACGCGTGTTATGCAAGCCATGTAACCTGAGAAAAGGTGTAAAGAATGATGGGGTTTTTTTAGGCTCACTGGCTACCCCCCCTGTCTTTCCTTCCAATTTCTCCCCGACACAGTCCGAGACGATGCTGGATAGTCCTTTTAAGACCCGACCTAATCCGAATCAATGACAACTGAAACTAAAAAGAGCAAAGCCTTACGAGGGGCGCTCAAACCAAGGCTTCACAGTCCATGGCTAAAGGGCGAAACTAAGGGCACATTGGTTGCTGAGCTTGCTGAGCGTATTGGGCAACCTTTATTAGACTGGCAGAAACTAATCCTTGATGACATGTGCACTGTAGATAAAAAAGGCATGTTCATTCGCAAAACAAACCTGTTGCTTATAGCTCGTCAATCAGGAAAGAGTCATCTGGCTCGCATGAGGTGTCTGGCAGGTTTATTTATGTTCGGTGAAAAGGACATCCTAATTATGTCCTCTAATCGAGGCATGGCTATGAAGTCCTTTAACATTATGGCAGACATCATTGAGCGTAATGACTGGATGAGGTCACAGCTTAAGGATGGAGACCCTAAGAAGGGCATTAGGCGTACTAATGGCGATGAGCGCATTATCCTTGCCAATGGGGCGCAGCTAGAAGTTAGGGCAGCAACCTCTGACGGAGCCAGAGGCATGACCGCCGATTTCTTATGGATTGATGAATTACGCGAGGTGTCAACTGCCGCAATGGACGCAGCAAAAAGCGTGACCCTTGCACGCATGAATAGTCAGCGACTATTTACAAGTAATGCGGGCAGCGCAGATTCAACTGAGCTTAACAACCTGCACGAGGCTTGCAAGAATTACCCGCCTAAGAGCTTAGGTTATTACGAGTATTCAGCACCTGACTTTTGTGACATCTGGGATCGTAAGGCTTGGGCTATGGCTAACCCCTCTATGGGCTATTTAATTAGTGTTGAGGCAATTGAGGAGACAATCGCATCTTCAACAGCCGATGCAGCTCGCACAGAAAGTTTGTGCCAATGGATAAGCGCATTAAATTGCCCATTCAGCACAGAGGTATTAGAAAACAGCTCAGATAGCACACTTGAAATGGCTGTTGGGGCTTATACTGTATTCGGTTTCGATGTCAGTCCTTCACGCAGGAACGGATCATTGGTCGCAGGACAACTTCTTCCAGATGGAAGGATTGGCATTGGAATCTTGGAGACTTATAGCTCACAGGTAGCAATTGATGAGTTAAAGATGGCTGCCAGCATAAAGGCATGGTGTGACATTTATAAGCCGCGCTTAGTCTGCTTTGACAAGTACGCGACTCAGACGATAGCCGATAGATTAAGCAATGCCGGCATTATTACCGAGGATGTATCAGGGCAGCAGTTCTACAAAGCCTGTGGAGATCTCTTAGAGGGCTTGACCAATCTCCGAGTAGTCCACAATGGGCAGAAAGAGCTTATAGAGCAATTTCAGAATACCGCGGCTAAAACCAACGATTCGGCGTGGCGTATCATAAAAAGGCGCAGCAGCGGCGATATAAGCGCGCCCATTGGATTAGCAATGTGTGTTTCCAAGTTAATGATCCCGCAGCCTAAGCCGCAGATTTACAGTTAGACACGCCCTATCATATTGTCTAATACCTTGACAAATGCTATACTTTCTGTCTATGGGTATCTTTTCGCGTAAGCCTGAAATAGTGGAAGCTCAAGAAGCTCCACAAATTATGTCAGATAGTTACTTGACTTATGGTAACTACTTTCCGACTTATGTAACTCGCGCGCAGGCTTTGCAAGTTCCCAGCATCAAAAGATGCAGAGATCTTATCGCGGGGACTATCGCTTCTGTACCTCTTGAGTATTACAAAAAATCTACAGGTGAAAAAATAGCCGCCCCTAGATGGGTTGAGCAGCCTTCTAAGTCACAGCCAAGATTTGAAACATTATACTTTACGATCGACAGCCTCCTTATGTATGGCGTCTCTTATTGGATGATTACAGAGACTTATCTCGAAGATAACAGAATGGCTAACGCACATTGGGTTGCCAACAACCGCGTTACATTTAACACAGATGCAGAAAACAGTTTTGTTACACAATACTATGTAGATGGCAAGCCTGTGCCTATGTCAGGTCTAGGATCTTTGATTACATTTCAAAAAGATGAAGGAATCCTTGCAACAGGCGGCAGCACAATCAAAGCAGCACTAGATGCACAAAAGGCTGCAAGTGTCGCGCTTGAAACTCCATCCGCAACTGGCTTCTTAAAAAATACTGGTGCTGATCTTCCACCTGCTGAAGTATCTGGATTACTAGCTGCTTGGAAGCGTGCTCGTCAAAATAACGGCACTGCATATTTAACTTCCACTCTTGAATATCAAACAACGGGCTTTTCTCCCAAGGACATGGCTTACCAAGATGCGATTCAAGGATTAGCAACTGAATGCGCGCGTCTTTGTTCAGTAGATCCTTACTATGTATCTGCTTCGATGAATACGACAATGACTTATGCAAATGTGCAAGACGAAAGAAAACAATTTGTGGCTCTAACATTACAAAGTTATGTATCGGCAGTGGAAGCTCGTCTATCTATGGATGATATCTCTACATCTGGTCACTATGTAAAGTTCGCACTAGATGACACATTTCTACGCACAGAGCCAATGGAAAGATTGTTAGTGCTAGAAAAGATGCTTGCACTTGGTCTAGTTACTACAGAGCAAGCAATGTTAATGGAAGACCTATCACCTAATGGGAGTGCCAGTTAATGGAAACTTTATACCTTGAAGCAGCATCAATTGAATGTTCAGAAGAACGCCGCGAAATATCTGGAAAGATTGTGCCATTAGGCACAGGCGAAATTGGACATACAAATCTTGGTGCTTACACATTTGCAGCTAACTCAATTGAAATTGCAGATCCGTCAAAGATTAAGTTGTTATCGCAGCATGATCTAAAAAAGCCTATTGGTCGCATGACCGCTGCTGAAACTCGAGAAGATGGTATCTACGCGACATTCAAGTTAAGTCGCTCATCGGGCGGTAACGATGCTTTGATTATGGCTCAAGAGGGTCTCGTTACAGGATTATCTATCGGCGCAGAAATCATTGCATCAAAACCATCAAAGGATGGACACACAGTAGTTTCGTCAGCGAAACTCAAAGAAGTTTCTTTAGTCACTGTACCTGCTTTTGCAAGTTCAGAAATACTAGAGATCGCAGCAGAGGAAGTTATCCCTGTTGAAGAAACCCAACAAACAGAAAGCGAGACAGTCGTGGAAGACACAACAGTCGAAGCAGCACCAGTAGAAGCAGCGGCTGTTGAAGCTGCTCGCCCTACAGTTACAGCAAGTTACTTCACATCACCGCGCGTTAATCTAAATGTCACAGCAGGCGAATACGCTAAGGCACAGATCAATGCAGCACGCGGAGATGCAGATGCACGCGATCTAGTAGCAGCGCTACAGGTTGCAACAGTTGCAGAGAACACAGGAATGGTTCCTCCAACATACCTAAAGGATGTAATCGGTATCATCGATTCATCACGCCCTTTCATTGATTCAATTGAGCGCGCTGCACTACCAGCAAGCGGAATGAAGATCTTTACTCCAAAATTGGGAACTCAGGCTTCTGTAGATTTGACAGCAGAAGGTGCAGAGTTCGCATCATCTGACACTACTGTCACCTTCCAAGAAGATTTAGTGGTCAAGTTCGCGGGCGCCGGAAAACTAGATTTAGAGTTGGTGGATCGCAGCGACCCTTCATTCCTTGACCTGTATTTACGCGAGTTGGCTGCTAGCTACGCTCAGAAGACAGATCAATACGCAGCAAAGATTGCAGCAGATGGATCAGCAGATTCATCTTCAACAACAATTTACAAGGCAATTGCTAAGTCAATTGCAGACTCTTACGGCATTATGCGCCAGACACCTAACAACCTATTGGTTGCAACATCTGGCGGTAACGACAATGTTGACTTCGCAAGCCTTCTAGGTGAAGTTGATTCAACAGGTCGACCACTATACGCAGCAGCAGCACCTCAGAATGCTAACGGCTTGATTACACAAGGATCGACAAACGGTACAGTCGCAGGTCTTAACTTGGTAGTAGATCCTAACTACACAGGTGGAACATCTAACATCAAGGTTGGACTTGTTTATCCAACAATGGCAATGCGATTCCATGAATCCGGAACGCTTCAGATCCGCGCAAATGTTGTTGCAAATGGACAGCTTGAGATCGGTATCTACGGATATGTTGCAGTAGTTAATCGCTACCCAACAGCATTCCGCGCAGTACAAGTTGCTTAATTAGCAACATTTTAAGTCGCTCTGGGGAGTAGTAGCCCTCTACTCCCCAGAGTCTTTAGAAAGGATCTGACATGGCACTTACAACAGTTGCAGAACTGCGCAGCACATTAGGCGTAGGCACATTGTATCCAGACGCGACCCTTCAAGAAGTGGCAGATGCCGCAGATGCAGTCCTTATTCCAATGTTATGGGCTCCTAAATGGTTTACAGTTGCCCACAGTAATGTTGTCGGCACAGGCACTTTATATTTTAACGATAACATTCTTGATACTTTTTATGTAGGTCAAAGCGTAACGATTGCAAACTCAGGATCTTTATATGCAGGAACCAAGACCATTACGGCAGTCGGCGAATATTCAATAAGTGTGACAACGACTCACGCAACCGCTCAAAAATATCATCCGATTTATCCTTACGGATCTGTATCGACTACAACTTACACAGACTGGACAACAGACACAGCAGTCCAGCAAGCAGCTCTTATGATATCTGTTGAAATCTGGCAAGCTCGTACTGCCACCCTTTCGGGCAGTAACCTTGTCGATTTCCAGCCAAGCCCTTACCGCATGAGCGCACAGCTCTTGGCTAAGGTGCGAGGATTGATCGCGCATGCACTTGATCCGCGTTCGATGGTGGGCTAATGACTGTACCTATTACAACCCTTCGCAGCACATTAGCTGCCGCACTTGTAGATAATACAAAATATCAAGTCTTTGCTTTTCCGCCTGCAACTGTTTTGGCGAACTCGGTTATTGTCAGCCCTTCAAGCGAATACATTGTGCCTAGCAATAACTCACAGATTTCAGTCAGCCCTATGGCTAACTTTCAGATTGTTATTACGACCATGCTCTACGACAACGAGGGCAACCTTAATGGAATAGAAGATTTTGTATGCAGAGTGTTTGCTAAGCTCGCAGCATCATCTCTGGTCTATAATGTAAGCGCAGTCAGCGCACCTAGTGTTCTCAATGCCGCAAGCGGAGACTTGCTCAGCTGCGAGATGTCAGTATCAATCCTAACGAGTTGGAGTTAACCATGACCGATATGGAACAATGGGAAAAAGAAAATGAAGCCTTCCTGATCAAAATCGGTCAGGTAAAGCCAACAGTAACAACACCTAAGCCAGTAACTAAGAAAGAAGAGGAATAATCCGATGGCAGTTTATTTAGCAAATACTGGAGTTCTAACTGTTAATGCGGTAGATCTCTCAACATTAGTAACAAATGTGACTATCAATCGATCATTTGACGAGCTGGAAATCACAAGTCTTGGAGATTCTGGACATCGTTACACCAAGGGGCTAGAAGCCTCAAGCATTTCAATCGACTTCTTGAACGATGCAGACACAGCTAAGACACTACAAACATTGAACACAAACTGGGGTTCAAATGTAGTGGTCACATTTAAGCAGTCATCTGCTGCTGTTTCTGCAAGCAACCCTCTCTATACCATGACCTGCTTGATCAACAACACCACTCCTGTATCTGGAGATGTCGCAAGCCTAAGTATGCAGAGTGTGACTTGGAACGTATCAGGTACAATCGCAATAACAACAGCATAATCAACTAACTAAGGGGCAATCTCATGGCAAAGCTAAAAATAGTACGACAAGATGGAAGCATTATTGAGGGCGAAATCACACCTGCTGTAGAATATTTTTTCGAACAGCAGACGAAAATGGGATTTCATAAGGCGTTCAGAGATGAAGAGAAACAGTCACATGTCTATCTTTTGGCTCATGAGATCGTCCGCAGGTCAGGTGAAACTGTAAAGCCTTTCGGGATGGAGTTCATCGAAACACTGAAAAGTGTTTCGGTTGAGGATTCCGACCCTTTGTCTTAAAGCGAGATCTGCCATTCACCTACCTAATAGCTCGTCTTAGTATTAGGTTGCAGATCCCGCCACAGCAATTATTAGAGCTAGACCGCACAATGCTTGATGCATTGTTCCAAGGTCTTACAGATGAAGCAAAGGAGTCAGCAGATGCCAGTAGAGTTCGCAGGCGTAGATGAACTCCGCAAAGCCTTAAAAGCTTATGCTCCAGATTTAGACAAAGCTCTAAAGAAAGAACTTAAAGGGATTGCGGAGCCTGTGGTTAATAAAGCCAGAGGCTACGCTCCTGCCCTTCCACCCCTTAGAAACTGGGGTCGCGAGGGTGGTCGATTTCCTTCTTATAATGGCGCATTAGTTAAAGCTGGTATCCGCTTTAGCACAGCAAAATCTAGAAAGAATAACCGAGGCTTTTCTTCAAGTATTCGCATCGTGAACGCTACAGCAGCAGGTGCAATCTATGAGACAGCAGGGCGTTTACCTGCTGGCACTAAACCTTCTTCGCGCCCTAACTTTACAGCTGCAATGGGCGGAGAATTAAAAGGCAGAGATAAAGAACGCGGTCGACTTATCTATCGCGCTTGGGCAGAAGATCAAGGCAAAACACAGGATGCCATGATCAAAGCAGTGCTTAGAACCAATGCTCTTTTCCAATCTAAGACAGGCGGAGCAATCACTCGCGGTGTTAGGAAGGTTGCATAATGGCTCAGTCAAATATCGACATTAAGATTATTGCCGAGTTCTTAGGCAAAAGCGCATTTAAGCAAGCAGACACAGCAGCTAATAAACTTAATAAGACAGTCAAATCTTTAGGACAATCTTTCGGTGTTGCTTTTGGTGGAGCCGCTTTAGGCTATGCCATCAAGTCTACAATTCGTGACTTTGCAGATGCAGAGCGTGAGACTCAGCAATTAACTAACACAGTTAAGAATCTTGGATTAGCATTTGCCGCTCCAGAAGTTGATGCCTATGTGCAGAGCATCGGTAAACTTTACGGGGTAACAGGCGATCAGGCAGTGCCAGCAATGCAGGCATTACTAACTGCAACAGGATCGGTGTCGCGATCTACCAAGATCATGAATGTTGCACTTGACCTTGCCGCTAGTCGTAATGCCGATGTCGCATCCGTTGCTAAGGATCTTGCAAGTGCTTATGTAGGCAACACTAAGGGTCTTAACCAATACAAGTTAGGTCTTACAAAGGCTGAGCTTGCTGCTTTATCTTTTGATGAAATCTTAGAAAAGATTGGCTCTCAGACATTAGGGTCAGCAGATGAAGCTGCTAAGACTTTAAGTGGTCAGTTAGCCATTCTTTCAGAGGTCACTAACCAAGCAAAAGAGCGCATAGGTGGCGGATTAGTTGAAGCCCTTGGTGGTCTTGCCGGAGAAAACGGCGCAGGCGGCGCAGCAAAAACAATTGAGAATCTTTCAGTTAAATTAACAAATGCAATAACAGGTTTCGGTTATCTAATCCGAGAAGTAAAAATTGCTCAGCCTATCTTGGTTGCAGCTGGTATTGCCATTGGTCTTGCATGGGCTCCATGGCTCACAGGCATTGCAGCAGCAGCCTTAGCCATCGGTGCTATTGGCAACGCAATGAAGGGCAAGGCTCCTAAGGCTCCTCTTGACACAGGCAATCTATTCAACCAAGGTAAATTGTTCTTTCCTACTGGCGGAGATGCTGGGTATAACAAGCGCAAAGCAGAGGAAAAGAAAGCAGAAGAAGCAGCGGCAGCCCGCGCTAAGAAGTTAGAGGCTATGTCTAAAGCTGCTGAAAAGGCGCAGAAGGAAAACCTAAGACTTGCTAAGGCTAAAGCAATCTTTGACTTACAGAAGATCCAGATTGAGGCAGCCCTTAAAGGTAAACTCTCTGAGGAAGATAAGATCCGCCTAAAGTTACTCCAAGCAATTGAAGAAGAAAACCTTAGTAATGTTGAGAAATACGAAAAGGCGTTAGAAAAGGCTCAGGATAAAGCTAAAGAGCTTCAAGCGGCTTTAGATAAGGTCAAGGCTGTAGAAGTTAAAGATCCTTTTAGCACATGGAAAGTAGATCCACTTACTACTGCCATCACTGGATTAACTGGCGCACTTGGTGAAGTACGCACAGGCATGACATCCACCGGTGTTGCTTGGTCAACAGTAGCCGCCAGTATTGCAGCTACTGAAATTAAGCCGAACCTTACACAGTGGTCATCATCTTTCAAGGTGGCATCCGACGAGTTCGAGTCAGCACAAGAGAATGCAGTTAGTTCGCTTACCTCAACAGGGGCAGCAGCCACAGCAGCGGCAATCGCAGCAACGGCAGCCCTTACTGCATCTAACAATGAGTCACTTGCTTCCATGACAGCAGCAGCAACCAAGGCAGCAATAGAAGCATCTGCTGCTGCAACTACCGCGGCTAACGCTGCCCTCACATCTACCTCAGCCACTACTACTGAGGCTATCGGGGCAACGACTACCTCTGCTACAAACACGACAGTCCTAGCGATTGCAGAGTCAGGCTCTGCTACAGCAAGCACAATTGTTGAAACCTCACAGGCAGCAGCAGATGCATTAGATAAGTTGTACAGCGACTCAACTACAGCTCTTAACAATGCAACTGCTTCGACTACTACAGACTTTATGGCTACATCTTCTGCTGCTCTAGCTACTCTTAAAGAGATCCTATCGGCAGAGGCAACTGCTTATGCAGCGGCAGCGGCAGCAGCAAGCTCACAAGCAGCAGCCGATGCAGCAGACCTAGCAGGAGCGGGAACCGCTGGAGGCGGAGTCAACATCACTGTGAACACAGGAATCGGAGATCCAAACGCTATTGCAGAGGCTATTACAGAAGTTATACGCGAAGCAGGTACTCGTGGCACTATTGGTGTATTGGGCATCGATTAATGCCTTGGTTACCAGAATGGCGTGTGACTGTTAATGATGATGTCTATACCAATGTCACAGCAGTATCTTTTGCATCTGGTCGCTTAGACATCGACCGCCAGCCTACCGCTGGCTACTGTCGAGTACAGATCATCAATACAGATGGCTCACCTTTCACCATCAATGTCTCTGAGTCAATTACTTTAGAGCTTAAGAACTCATCTGGCACTTATGTTACTGTATTCGGTGGCGAGGTCTCAGACTTCTCCATCGGTGTCAGAAGCCCAGAGGAAACAGGCTTCATCACAGTCGGGACTGTGTTAGGCGTAGGAAGCCTTGCAAGGCTCACCAAGGCTGTTTATAACACTGCCCTAGCAGAAGGCTTAGATGGCGCACAGATAGCCGCTATTCTCGGCTCAGCCCTTTCCTTGCCATGGTCACAGGTAATCCCTACACAGACATGGGCAACCTATCCTGCAACTACCACATGGGCTAACGCTGAGACCAGCGTAGGCACAGTGGACTCAGGCTTTTACACCATGATTGCCCTTGCAGCTTCTGCCTCTGCTAAGTCAAACACTCTGGCAGATCAGATTGCCAATAGCGCACTTGGTCAGATCCATGAGACCAAGACAGGCTTAGTCGATTATGATGACGCGGATCATCGCTCTAATTACCTTAACGACAATGGCTACACAAATCTTGATGCTAACTATGCATCGCCTAATACTATTCGGTCGACTACTCAGACTAACCGCATCCGTAACAGCCTCATCTATCGCTACTCCACAGGCTTTGCATCAACTTACTTAGACTCAGATCCTGACTCTATTGCTATTTATGGGCTCTACGAGCGTTCCTACGAGTCCAACATTAAGAACTCTACAGACATCGATGACATCGCGGCTAGAGAGCTTGACCTACGCTCTATCCCTAGAGGCTCACTAGAAACCATTACCTTTAGGCTTGACAATCCAGACATGCCTAGCGTGTTGCTTGACCGCCTTATCAATGCTTTCTTTGGTCAGCCTGTACTTGTCCAGAACTTACCTAGCAACATGCTTGGTGGCTCATTCGGTGGCTTTGTGGAAAACATAGTTATGAACGCTACGCCTACTTTTGTAGATCTAACCCTTTACATTTCTGCTACTGCATTCTCTTTGAGTCTATTGCAATGGCAGACAATTACTCCAGCTAACCTAACTTGGGCAGGGGTCAATGGTACACTTACATGGAATAACGCGACAGGAGCACTAACCTAATGGCAACAACAACACCCAATTTCGGATGGGCTGTTCCCACTTCAACCGACTTGGTTAAAGATGGAGCTACAGCGATTGAAACTCTTGGAGATTCCATCGATGCATCTCTAGTAGACCTTAAAGGTGGTACTACTGGGCAGGTGCTATCAAAGGCTACTAATGCCGACATGGATTTTACATGGGTGGCACAAGATGACAGCAACGCGATACAAAACGCAATTGTTGATGCTAAAGGCGATATCATTACAGCAACTGCCAATGATACTCCAGCGCGGCTAGGGGTTGGCGCAAATAACACAGTGCTTACAGCAGACTCAGCCGAGGCAACAGGATTAAAGTGGGCAACAGTTTCAGGTGGTGGTCAAACTTTAATTAACACAGGCGGCACTTCAATGAATGGCGTCTCAACTATTACTATTTCAAGTATTCCAAGTACTTACAATAGTTTATTTATTATCATTAATGATTTTAACGGAGCAGGTAGCGGTAATTTATTGTTAAGACCTAATAATTCTACTGGGGCAGATTACATTTATTTTAATCAATACTGGGCTGCTCAAAATTCTTCATCAGCCAACATAGAAATTACGAATACAAGTTTTCTTCTAGCCTCTACTGTGGGAGCAAGTTCAACACTTGCCGCTGCGTCGGTCAATATTGATAATTACACTTCTACTACGGCTGGAAAAGTTATTTCTTCTCGCGGAATTTATACTAGGCAAGACACAAGTGGTAACGCTGGTTACCAGGTAAATGGCGGTTGGCATAATGGAACGGCAATTTCAAGTTTAACTTTTCTTAATTCCTCGGGCAATAACTGGTCGAGCGGTACTATTTTTGTTTATGGGGTGAAATAATGATTAAGCCAATCGTAAGAAATCACGACATGTCAACAGGTGAAATTACAGAAAGAGAAATGAACGCTGAAGAATTGGCACAAGTTAAAGCAGACTCACAGGCACAAGCCGAACAAGAAGCAGTCCAATCCGCTAGAGATGCAGCTAAGCAAGCTGTACTAAACAAACTCGGACTTACAGCCGATGAAGTAGCTGCATTACTTGGATGAAGCCTAGATTAAGTCACGCAGCAATCCAGTTACGAGAACAGATCGATGACTCGTTCCCAGATCGTGACCGCACATCGGATGGTTGGATCGGTGATACCCGACACGCTCATCGCAAGTCGGATCATAACCCTGATGCTGAAGGTTGGGTTCGTGCCATTGACATCGACCGT